TAACTTCTCTTGGATTTCAACTGCGAGTGTTATATCAATGACCGGCGCTACACCTATATTTTGTGATATTGATATATTGTCTTATCATATGTCTATGAAAAGTATTGAAGATATGTGTACAGATAATACAAAAGCAATCATATATCCTCATCTATTTGGTAATATGTCAGATACTAGCACAATTAAACAGTTTTGTCAAGCAAAAAAGATACATTTTATTGAGGACGCTTGCCAATCTCTAGGATCCAGTTATAATGGCAATAAGGCTGGAACAATAGGTGACTTATCTACATTAAGTTTTAATGCTAATAAAGTTGTATCAGGTATCGCTGGTGGTGGAGCTATCTTAACAGATGGTGATACTGATATATTTAAGAGATTAAGAAAACACGGTGAGGGCAAACATCTAGGTTACAACTCTAAAATGTTATTGTTTAATGCTGAAGTAATTAATTATAGATTAAATAAGTTAGATGATTATATTAGTAAACGACAAGAACTAGCAAAATATTATGATGAACAATTACAAGATGTGGTTACAGTACAACCTAATACACCAGAATTAAATCATAACTACCACAAATATGTAGTTAGGTTTCAAAACAAAGAGGTACGAGATAGAGTAAAAGAAAAGATAGGCCAAATACATTATGATAAACCTATCTCTGCAAATAAGATGTATGAAAATATAGAACATAAGAAAGATACAAGTTTTATAAGTCAGATTGTATGTGATACTATATTGACTTTACCATTACATCCGTATATGAAAAAAGAGGAACAAGATAGAGTAATTAACACAATCTTATTATTGGTATGATAGAACACAACGATTCATTAACTGCATTTAGTTATATAAACAAAAAAGGTAATATGATTGATATTACTAATAGGTGTCCTATTCAGTTGTGTCAGGTTATGTACAAAGTTTTAGGTGATAATATGTTTGACGAAAGTTTAATTGATAAAGATGTTGAAGATATTTACCACCATTTAGTTGATAAAACATATCATATGCCCGAATGGATTGATATGACTGCTATGTTAAATGATAATCCAAAGTATAAGTTGAAAATAGCCTTTAACAAATTCTTTTTTGGTATGATAAATTATGAAAACATTTAAAGAAATACAAGATAATTACCGAGCGATAGATTTCTTTCTATCTATGTCTTGTAATAAAGATTGTCACTACTGTACAAGTTATACTTTAGAAATGCGTAACCTTACCGTTGATATGCAATTCTTAAAACAAACGTTAGATTTCCTAAAAGATTATAAGGTAAGAATTAATCTATTAGGTGGTGAGCCAGGCCTAATAAAAAATTTAGATGAAGTTATTACAGAAATTAAAAAGTATCCAAACTTTGTATGTTCAGTATTATCTAATTCATTTATACGTAAAAGATATCCACATATATTAGAAGATAAAGATATATTATATGTTGAACACAATATACTCGATTGGTATGAAGATGAAGTTAAGAAACTAGGTAACTTTGACTATGTACCAGAAAATGATTACAACAACTTTAATGTGGTAGTTAGAACACCAAATTATTTTAAATATAAAGACAAATATCCTGAAGTATTAGAGAAGTTGAATCACAAGAATACAATGTGGAAGGCATTTAATGGTAGGTCACCAGAATTTACAGACGTTATACAGGCTGAAGAGATAGATAGAAAAATGTGTGCAGCTTTTCCACAAGTGCCTGTAATAGATTTTGAAAAGAAACATATTGTACATTGTAGTAAGAAGTTTGCAAACAACAAAGAGTTATCTAAAACTTTTGACTTAACACAAGAGAATGTGGACAAGATGATGAATTGGCAGTTATTTAAATATGAAAACTATTGCAAAACTTGTACTGAATTTGTACCACCAAAAGGACATTTTCCTTTTAGAAAATATGCGAGGATTTTAAATGCATAATATATACGCTGTTGCTTTAAATTTACACGACCATAATGTTTATGATGGTCAAGTACATAGACAGATAGAAAGATACAGTAGATTCAAACATAATCTACCTTATCACGCTGAAGCTTATGCTCATCAATCAGATATTTTAAATTCAAGTGATTATAGATTAAATAATGAGTTTGTCAGAGATTACTTTCATAAACCAGAAACAGGCGTACTAGCATTTTCTTATACTGTTGGTGGTATTAGAATGTGTAAAGAACTTATCGACCAAGAGTTTCTTGATTTTGTTCCTAAAAAGTTGTTTGACTATGTGATGAAAGATAATGTATATTATTGTGACCATCATCAATCTCACGCCACATATGCATTTTTAAATTCTGGTTTTAAAAAATCAGATATACTTGCCATTGACGGCATTGGTGCTAAATTCAGATGTATCTTTGTAAACAAAGACGGAGATATAAAAGACTTATCACAAGAATTGCCAATAGGTTGGTTATGGAATCATATGTCTAATCTAACTGGATTTGGAACACTAGGTGCAAGTAAACTTATGGGTAAAGTAGGTTATGGTAAATTTAGTCAATATTACTATGATGTATTTGAAACAATATTGAGTGGAACTATTACTGAAAAAAAACAAAAAAAGTTTGAGTATATTAAATTACATAGTATAGAAGACTTAGCATTTACATTACAAAAAATTACATTAGATAAAATTAAAGAATATATTTACCCATTAAAAAGTTGTGACAATCTATGTATTGCTGGTGGTGTTGCATATAATGGATATATGAATGAAGAGTTTACAAAACATTATGAAAAAGTTTATGTACCACCTGCTGTTGGTGATGAAGGCCAAGCAATAGGTGTTTATCAACACGCATATTATAACTTGAACAAACAAACTCATATGTCAGAAACATTTGGTGGCCACGCATACCCACACACGTACGGAGAAGAATTTAATTATAAGGATATAGCACAATCTATTGCTGATGGCAAGATTGTTGGTTGGTATCAAGACCGTTCAGAAAGTGGCAATCGTGCATTAGGCAATAGAAGCATATTAGCAGACCCTCGTAATCCTGATATAAAAGATATTATTAATCATACTATAAAGATGAGAGAAGACTTTAGACCATTTGCACCAGCAGTATTAGAGGAACATTACAAAGAATATTTTGACACTAATCAACCTAGTCCTTTTATGTCTCGTATATGTAAAGTTAAATCTGATAAAGTACCAGGCATAACTCACATTGATGGTACTGCAAGAATACAAACGGTCAATAAAGAGTTTAATGAAAAGTTTTATAATATTATAAATGAATTTTATAAAATAACAGGTATACCAATGTTATTAAATACTAGTTTTAATTGTCAAGAACCAATTGTAGAAACACCACAACAGGCTATAAAAACTTTTAGAAAAACTGCATTAAATATATTGGTAATAAACGATAGGGTAATAAAAAAATGATTACAGATGAATTTAAAAAAAGGTACCAGGTATATAAGTATAGTGATTATATATTGCCAGATAAACAAAAAGCAAAAGAAATAATTGATACGACCTTTGAGTTAGTAGCTTCTAAACAAAATCTTGTGCCATACAATGTTTTCGTTTTAGGTCCAGAAAGAAAAGAAGAAAAGAAAAAGATTTTTGAATACATTAAAAAACAAACTGGCGGTGGTCATAATTTTAATATTTTAGCACCGTATAATATTATATTTACAATGAGACACGTTGATAATCCTAATGACTTTGTTCAAAAATTATTAGAAAAAGGACACTCACACAGGTGTACTCAAAAAGAACATTATTTAAAAGAGGCTCCACAAGTATCCATAGAAGTTGGTATGTTTGCAACAATATTAACTGGATTATGTATGGAGAATAATTTTGGAGTTTCATATCAGTTATGTTTTGATATGCCTGGATGGAAACATAAAGGTGAGATAGTTTTGTTTAGTATGCAATTTGGATATCCTAAAACAAAAAGAGTAGAAAAAGGTGACTTTAAACCAGATATTGATAGTGTAATAAAATGGACATAAAATTTTTACAAACAATATTAAATAACTTAATATCTTCTTCTATGAGAGAAGTGAGAGAAGATAAAGACTTATTGGATTCTTTTAGTCCTAATCAGTTTAAATCTAAACTTAAATTAGTTGAACATATAGATAAATTAAATATTCTAACAAAAGATTCAGAGATAGTCATATTTGGTAGTTGGTATGGTAGTATATTAATACCTGCTTTTTACAATAAAGTTAAAAAGATTACTTGTATAGACCAAGACGCTAAAGTAATTAGTAGAGCAAAGTATAATCTATTTAAAGATTTTAATGTTGATTTTATTACAGACAATATATTTAATGTATTTAGAAATCAATATGAAACAGCAAACTTGTTTATTAATACTTCTTGCGAACATATGAAGCCTATGAAACAATGGGGACCTGCACCTGAATATAAAAATCCTTGGTCAGAAAGAATAAAAGGAGCTTACTTTGCTTATCAATCTAACAATATGTATGATATTGAAGGACATATTAATTGCGTATCATCTATTGAAGAATTTAAATACCAATTACCTAAAAATGCAAAGGTTATGGTAGAAGATAAAATTTTAGACGAAAGAGGTACTAGATTTCTTCTAGTTGGTAAATATGAATAGATTAATCTTTAGTTTATATGTTGAGGTGCCAGACGACCAGTTTGTAGATAATATTGAAACAAACTTAAACACCAAAAAAGAAATGAATGATAATTACCAAAAATTGGTAGATTGTAAAAAAGAATACGCTGATAGTATTGGTGTTGATTTTGTTATGGTAAATAAGTATCTTGATTACTATGATGAAATGAAAAGTAAATATCCTTTTCTTACCACTTATAATATTATAAACTTTTATAAAATATTTCTTCTATATAAGTTTTCATCAAAGTATGATGAGATACTATTTCTTGACTTTGATGTTGTGCCTAATACAAAAGAAAACTTTTTTGAGGTATGGGACTTATCTAAAGGTATTGCTGTTTTAAATAACAATGATAAAGTATTAGGAATGAGTCAAATAACTGAAGAAACACAAACAATCAGGAGTCCAACATCAAAATATTATAACACACAAGCTATGTTGTTTGATATGGGAATGAAAACCGAAAATGATGTAATTAATACTGGTATTATTGGTATTAATAAATCACACTTATACAAATTAGGATACTTTAATCAGTTTGACCAAGATATGGTTAAGATGACACAACTAAAATTTGATACATCTATTTTTCCTAAAAAAATTGTTGATTACTTTGGATATGATAATGAAACTTTATTTAGTGTCAAGTTAAAACAAAATAATGTATCTGTTCAATGGTTAGATAATAAATGGCATTATTTTTTTGATAACTGGTTGTTTATACCAAAAGATATAAAATTTATACACGCTATTAATAAAAGATTTGATATAGTTTGGAGAAATATAAGTGCTTAAGATATGTACCGTATATTTTGATGGCATTTATACACCAGATTATGTAAGTAAATTATATAGAAGTTTAAAAAGAAATAGTAAAGTGCCTTTCGAGTTTATATGTTTAAGTGATACAGACGTTGAGGCTGATTTAGTATTACCTCTAAAACACAACTCAATTAAAAAACATTGGCATAAGTTAAAGTTTTTTAGTCCTAATTTTGCATATCAAGAACCAGATGATGATATTATAATTATGGATATTGACCAAGTGATTGTAGGAGATGTAGAAAAATTAATAAATCATCCTGTACACTCAAACGAACTAATTAGTTATAACTCTTGGTGGGATAAGAATTTAAAAATCAACGGTAGTTTTTATAAATTTAAATCAGGTAGATTGAAATTTGTATGGGATAGATTTATTGAAAATCCTGAATACTGGCAATTATTTTATTATAATGAGGGTATTGTTCATAAAAAATATTATGGCGAACAAAATTATGTTTATCAATGTATGTTAGACAAAGATATAAAGGTTAGTACGGTACCAGGTGAATGGTTAGGTCTATATGATTATAATTATAAGAAAAATTTAGATTTACAAAAAATGTATTGTAATAAATTCGAAGCTGATTATATGATTATGGGAGACCCTCATAAAAATATTAAAGTGATTAACTTTGCTGGACCTGGAAAAACTATACACGATAGTAATGAAAAATTTATAAGAGATAATTGGATATGAGAATAATATGTTGTAAGTTTGGTGATTATTATACAGATTGGCACGTCAAGAATCTAAAACATATGATTGACACGTATTCAGGTATTAAATATGATAAGTTTGAAGTTATTACTAAAGACCTTTATGGCAATTGGTATAACAAACTTCAAATGTATAATAAATTTAAAGATGGCCAAAATATATATTTTGATTTAGATATGGTAATATATGATAAGTTACCTGATTTAAGAAGACATCACTTTACATTACTAGATGATAGTTGGTGGAGAGAACCAGCACATACACCTTTGAACTCGTCTGTTGTATCTTGGACAGGTGACGTATCTCACATATGGAAAAAATTTAAATCAAATGATAAAGAATATTTGAAAGTATATAATAAAGGTAGTGATGAGTTTTATTATCGTGAGATAGAATATCAAAAGTTTGGTAAATTCTGTCCATCTATAAAAAATAATTTATATAAACCACCAGAAAATGCTAGTATGGTAACTTTAGGACAAATGCAACATCTGATGGAAAAAGGTTGGACTGGTTGGTGGTCTAACTATTTTCTTGAACAATAGTTAAAGCATTTAATAAACAATCTGACTTTGTTTTAGATTGTCTTAGCTTCTTTTTTAAATCAGTATTTTTAGAATCTCTGATTTTTTCTACTTCAAATAATGCCAGTTTTAATGCAAATAAATGGTCTTCATTATTAACTTCTTCAAATATAGACTTTACCAATAGAGGATAAAATTTAGTATCAAGTTTATTCATATCAAAAACCAGGCCTATTTTTTGAGCAATTTTGGTAGCCTCTGCTTCAAATAGTTTTCGCTCTTCTTTTTTCTGATTATAAGTCGACTCGTGTAGGTCATCTAAACTCATTACTTCTAATAAAGCTTTACAATCAGGATGATTTGGGTCGTATTCAACAATATGACTATGATTTTCTTTGAAATCTTTTGAAGTATATAATACTTCTATAACGGTTCGGTCTTCATTGACAAAATATGCTTTAATCAAATGTTCTTTTAAATTTACTTCAGTTAACATTTCTCATTTCCTTTATATAGTTATATAAATTTACTTTAGGTTTCCACCCTAATCTATTTAGTGTAGTTGTATCAGCTGTATTATCCAGTCTTTCGTTTTCGCCGCCTATACGTCTTTCGCAATCAATCTTAAAGTAATCAACAATATCTACCAAGTCGTGAGTATGACCTGTGCCTATATCTAATACACCTTTTACATTTTCTATCATTAATATATCAATTGCACTAATAATATCATCTACGTGTATAAAATCTCTTTTGTGATTTGTATTAATATATGATACATCATTTTGTAATATTTTAGGTATCAACATATTTGGTTTTGCATTAGGACCATAAACAGTTGTAAATCTCATACCTACACTATTCTCTGGTGCAATTTGTTCAAGACTGTATTTACTCATTGCATAAGGATTTCTCCAAGGTTCATATGCTGTTGATGAACTCGCATACAGTATTTTAGTATCTTTAAAGAAATCAAATAGTCTTTGACCAGCAATTACATTTTGTTTCCAATATTCTTCAGGATATTGCATACTATCTCTAACGCCAGATAGACCTGCTAAATGAATAACAACGTCTGCGTTATAGTGTAAATCACAAGTTAATAAATCGTAACCTGAAATTTTATCTATGTTTATTACTGTGTGATTTTTGCTTAAATGATTTTGTAGGTTCTTACCTATAAAGCCATCACCGCCTGTTAATAATATATTCATAATTCATAATTAAGATGTTTTTTGTATCTTCAAAAAGTAAGAGTTAATTGTTGTTGGTGTTCCGTTTGGAAACTCTTGAGCTCTGTAATCGTTATCACTAACTTTACGAGTTTGATAATTACCTGAACCACCTGTTAATCTAGTGTCAATCATTCCAGAACCTCTGTTTGTTCCTGTACCATTGATATTATATCTAATTTTAAAACCACCAGCACTATTAATTGTTTCGACTTGCATTAATTCACTTGCAATAGTATCAATTGTAGAAATTGCGAATTCTTGTATATTATTATCACTTCTTAATATTAATGGCAATACTGAAAGTGTTGGAGAACTTATAATATTTTTCTTTAGATAATAACTATTAATTGTTGTAGGTTGGTCTTGTACTTCACCAATACCACTTGCTGTATAAGCAGCTAAGTTTGCTCTTGTATCTAAAAATACGGCAGTTGAAGAAACTAATTGTTGATTTGCACCTAATGATGATGAAGTATCTATAAAATATGTTCCTGCCTGGTCACTTGTATTTGTGCCTGCAACCAATTCATCAATAACTGGTCTAACTAATGTATCTAACATATCTCCGTGATTCATTGCTTTGATATTATTATTATCATCAATATAACAGAAATATCTTTTGCCATCATCCGATTGTAAAGTCGGTGCTGTAGATATTGTTTCATTGATTTTTGAATAGTTTATATCTAATTGTGTTGGTTCGCCTGTTGAAGATTCTGGTGGAAATTCAGCAGCGCCATCATCACCGGATGTTCCATCACCTGCTCTTGTTACCATAGCGCCGGCCTGCATACGTGTATCTGTTATAGGTAAACCTGAAAGATTACCACCTGAATTTACTACTGATAATGTTATTGGACTTGCTTGTTGAAATTGATATCTGAATCTATCTTTTAGTAAACCAAACATTGTATCGTCCATTTGCTGGACGTTTCCATTATTTAAGTAAACTGGTCGTACTACTGCCATTATATATCTCCATTATGCACCTGCACCATACAATGTTTTTAAGGCAACGCCTGAACTATTGTACAATACTAAACTTACAACACTATTTAGTTTAGCCGCCGTCACAGCTCCGTCAGCTAAGTTTGATGTAGCTACTTGACCAACTGCACCTGTAATCATAACATCACCTGTTGCGTCTGGAAAACTAATCACATTATCTTGTGTAGGATTTGTTACCGTTAATGCTGTTTCAAAATTATCAGATGTAGCACCTTCAAAAATAAATAATTTATTAGGCAACAGTCTAATAGATGAACCAAAAGATGTTTCTCCTGATAGAGTATTAATATCACTAGCAATACCACCTAATTCTGTTCCGTTTACAGTAATTTTATTAGTACCACCAATTGATAGATTATCACTAATTGTGACTGTATTAGAATTGTTTGATTGAATTACATTTCCTGATACATTGATTGAACCTAAAGTTGCGTCACCGGTAACGTTAATAGTAGCGTTAATAGCGATTGCACCACCAGATTTATCATTGATAGTATTTGTTTTTAATTCACCATCAGCAGTTATATTACCACCACTTGTTGTTGCAATACCTGAAGAACCTACTGACAACGAACTTGAAATGGTTACATCTGACGGTAATCCTACAACTACTGTATCAGTAGCTTGAACTTGTACAGTTGTTTCATTTGTTGTTCCTAAAAAAGTTAATTCTTGACCAGAACCTACTAACTGTCTTGTAGATGTTGAGTCAACTACAAAAAAACCTTCAGCAGCCGATACGAAAGTAATCAATTCGTTCATAGCGCCAACAATACTTGTTGATGAAATTGAAGAATCTAAAGCGTCAATATCACCAAAGTCTTGAGCAGCCAATGTATTAAATTGACTTCTTAAAGTTTCTAAACTATCTGTTGGATTTATTTGTCTTATTGCCATTAGCTTTTAATTACCTCTTTAATCAAACTTTTTATTTCTAATAATTCTTTCTTTAGATTATTTATTTCTCTACAAGCGCCTTTAATTTGGTCACTTTGACTTTTTCTTTGACTAATTCTTGCCATATAAAGTTGATATTCCGAAGTGTTAGTATTGATAATTGCTTTATTATGCGAATCTCTTACTAAACTTGATTGTCCTTCAACTTTTAATTTATAACTCATTATACAGCCAACGCAATTGCTCTCATATCACTAATTCTTGGAGGATATGATGAATTGGTTCCTTTCATTACTATTTTAATTTGGAACGTATTAAACTCTGTTATAGCACTTTCACTATATTTGTATTCTTTGAAATCTCCTGAATTTTCTGCTGGAACAACAGTTGTGTCTTCTCTGCCGGTGCCGTTGAAAGGAATCCAGTTTAAGTCATCTAATTTTCTTTGTTCTTCACCACCTGATATTCTGTAATAAACTTCTACTATTGATGAACCTCTAATGTTTGAAGTTAATCTAACATCAAGAGCAGTAGTTAAGTTATCAAGTTTAATTGGTCTTGTACAGTAAATAGCCGCTGTAGATGAACCTGATGGTTCTGTATCTGCAACAAAATCAGGATGATTACTTGTTGTTGGACTATTCAATCTATTTTGTACGGTAACTGCACTAATTCTTGCTAAGTCAACAACAGGCGATAGTTTAGTATTGCTTGAAGTTAAACTTAATTGTGTAATCAATGATAAAGCACCAGCAAGTTTTGATGTTTCATTAATTCTTGAACAAACATATTGAGGTGATGTAAAGTATATATTATCTCCAGCAATTACTGAAATTTCATTTGCTGATGTTGTTCTTATAAATTCTGTTTCTGAACCGTGAACTGATTTACCAGTTGTAGGTCTTAAAGTATATGAAATGCCTGTATCAGGTAAAGTCATAGTTTGAATATTTAAATTTAATAAATCAAATGCTCTGTTTTGTGAAGCCGTTATAGCTGCACCACCAATATCACCTGTTGCTGTTGCATTTGTAGAACTTGTTGATTCTATTTCATAACTATCAAGAGTTATATTTGAAATCGAAGTATATGTTCCGTTAATATCTGCACTTGCTAATCCATTGTAAGTACCTGAAGGCACACCTGCAATGGTAACACTATTAGTTGTTCCGTGCATACCGTGGTTTGGATGTGAAACTCTAATCTTTTTAAAACCAGATGTTGTTCTTAAAGAATTAGTTTTTAATTTTCTTACTGGTAAGAAGTCATTAGCTAATGTTAACTTACCTGTGTTTGCAATGTCAAACTCTGCACGTTTAATTTTAAACTTAATGTCTTCATTTTGTTCAGCAGTCCAAGTAGAACCGTTTTGTGATTTGAACATAACACCGGCATAAGGTTGTTGTGATATTGTTCTATTAGAATTAATTTGATTTTCACCAATTCTAGCAACCCAAGCATTATAATCTTGTGAGTTAGCCAATAGTACAAAAGAGTATTCAACATTTTCTTGAATATAAATTGGACTAGGGAATGTAAACGTTGTAGCAACTGAACTATCAGCACTTGTGTTTACTGCACTAGGATTTAGTGTCACTTCACCAAAAGGTAAAATTGTAGTTGACGGATAACCGTTTGTGACTTCTCTAATTTGTAGAGTAATCGGAATATTTGCGTCTTTAGACTGGAAGAAACAATCAAGTGAAGTTATGAAAACTCCTCCTGGGTCATCAACTAGGAATGTTTGAGCAAGAGGATCCCACCAACCAACCTGCGTAGTAGTTGTTCGTGTTGATGTTCTCGCAATGTTTCTAGTTTCGGTAACATTTGTTCTTACAAGTCTTGGCTCTCTTGTTGATACGATAGTTTCTTGTACTGTATCTAAAGTACCTCTTGCTGTGTAGTCTGCTTCACCAGCAGTAGCAATTTGTGAATTTCTATCATCTGTACTTGAAGCTGTTAATCTGAATACTCTTGTACCTGTTCTCCATCTTGGATTAGAATCAATCGCTGGGTCAGGAATTGCAAACGTACCAGATACTTCACCTTGAGCATTTGAAATAATATTGCCTCCTAATGAACCACCTGTTGGTGTGATATATTGGTTAATATCTTGGTCATCAAAGAAACCATATAATCTTGTATTAGGTTTAAATCTAGCACCTGTGAAATTTAATGTTCTACTTCTAATGAACGGTATAAATGCAACATTAATTACTCTGTCACCTAAAGAATTTCTAACAACTTGAGGAACTAAAACACTTCTAACACCTGTTCTAGTTTGATTTACTTGTTGAACAGTTGTAATTTCTTGTCTTTGTAATACTCTTCTTGGAACACCTCTAGCGAATGTTTGTTCTCTTATCTGACCACCAACATTTCTTCGTGTACCATCAATTGGTTGTCCAGCCCACATATCTTGCCATTCATTCCAAACTGTACCCATTTCTACTTGTGCTAAATTAGGATTTCCTAGGTTTGCAACCATAGTATCAAAGGCACCATTTTGGTTAACTAATAAATCTGGAGCTCTTTCTGTTTCTTTCCACTCATCTCCTGGTGGGTCTAAATCAATTGTACCAATCCAAGTAAATACGTTGAATGGGTTTACGTTAATAAATTTACTTGCAAAAGGTTGGTCAACAAGTGTTGTTTCAGAATAAGGTAATGTAATAATATCACCTGTCTTTTGATAATTTGCTGATACTCTATCTTGTGCGGTAATAAAAGCTCCATCAGAAAAACCTTTATCATCCGTTTCAATTAATTGAATTGCATCCTCTTTAAATGTTGGTCTTACTTGACCTTGTGACATATCCATAGAACATTTGTAATCTAAATTACCTACGTCACCAATACCGTGACCTGTAAAGTTATCTACCACAAATCCGTTTTTAAATCTATCAAATCCATCTGCGTCTTGAATTTGTAATGATTGAGCATTTTGTTCAAGTAAAGATAATTGAGTATAATATTCAATATTTTCAATTCTATTTTCTAACTTACCAATATCTCTCATTGTATAACGTCTATTATCTTGTCTTTCTATTTCAATTTCTTCAACTGAACGAGAATAAGGTGCTAATGATAATGTGTATAAATGCATACCACTATCTAAACCTTTTGGAACTTGTGGGTCAAGAGAAGAAGCTCCCTTAACTATCTTAAATTTACCGTCTTTATCTAAAAATACTTTATCAATTCTTGATAAGTAATATTCAAAATCAGCTGTTATATCTTCACCAAATTTTACAACATCTATTGTTGAAGCACCTGTGCCATCAAAACTTCTATCTTGATTACCTGAATTAATTGTACTTGCGTCATCTACTCTAGGTCTAAAGTCAAGTGAATCACTTAATCTATATTCTTTACCTGTTGTATCTGAAAGATAAGATGGTATTGATGTATATTCAACAACACCTGCATAAGAGTCAACATCAAAATAATCACCTGCACCGTGAGAGAAGTAATCAAACTGAATTAATAGTCTTCCAGTTGGTGCCAATGCACCGGTTTTTAGTTTTATTCTACCAATGTCATAGAAGTTGTCTCTTTGACCATTGTCTAACTCAAATCTATCTGTGACATCTGTATCTCCTGATACTGCGTCTGTACTAAAGTCAGCAGACATCTTAATAGAATCTAAATTTAGAATATCAGCTTTGCCTAGTGATATAATACCACTTTGTATTTCTGATTGATTGTTTGCTTGATAAGTAGTATTATTTTGTAAAGTTTTTGTTTTTGAATTTGCAATAGAACGATTTACTGTTGCAATAATTTTTAAATCTGCGTCTGCATAAGCAGTACCAAAATCAAAGTCTAAAGTTTTACCTGTTGGCGAACCTGATAAAGTAAAGATTGGGTTGCCGTTACCATTGTTACCTGTTAAACTTAAAATATTACCTGTTGCACCAACAGAAGCTGAGTTTACATTAATAATAGAAACAATGTAATCACCTTCAAATAAACTTGCAAAAGTTTCATTATTACCTGCTGAAATTTGTCCTGTACCTGAAGATAAACTAATAGAGAATTGTCTTCTTACTTTAAAGTTTGTATCAGATAGTCCGGAGTTTGAAGTTGTTTTTAATGTTTTGATTGCGTCATATCCCATTTGGAATATTGCAATATTTTTATTAGTATCTTGTAATTTTGCTCTTTTTCTAATTGCGATAGCAGATGATACATCATTAACATTGGGTATTACATCAATTGTTTTAAATAAAGTATCTGATTCAATTGCTTCTACAATAGTAGTTATAACATTACCTACTGTATCATTAATTTGAACTGAGTCACCAATTTTTAATTCTGTTGTAAATCTTGTTCCTGAACCTCTTACTACAAAAGTATTTTTTGTAGCACTTACGTTACCTGTAATGGTAACTTGTTCACCATAAGTATTTGATAAATCTGTGTCTGCTGTATAGTTAGGAGTACCAGGCTGTCCAATTTGTTTTACTGCTGAAAATTCAAAGTGTCTTGCGCCTTTAAATCCAACAACATCATTTTGAATAACTGCTGTGTTTCCTGAAGTAGAACCTGTGATTGTTTCGCCAGCACTAAAAGCACCTTGAACATTTGCAACAATAACCGTTCCGTGTTCTACGGTACCACCTGTTCCGCCTGTGGTAACATTAATTGGTGTTGTGCCATCTGCGTCAAACAATTCAAATCTGTCATAAGGACCTGCACCTGCTGGACCTAAACCTCTTACTGTATATGTTCTAACACTTGAATCAGTAGCAGTTGAATCAATTGCCCAACCAGTCACACCTGAAATTCTTACTTGTTGACCATCAATAAAATTATGATTTGCTGAACAAACTACAACACCAGGACTAGCTGCTGATATATTAGTAATTGAAGCTGATTCTGTTGATGAAATACTTTGAACAAAAGCAGTAGAGTTTGATGAACTTCCTGTAATTTTTTCACCAGTTGTAAATGCTTGTGCTGTTGTAATGTTTAAGTGTGTAAACATTTCAATATCAAAAAGATAATTTTTAAATACTGTATTTGTTAATGCACTTGAAGAAAAAGTAAAACTTGATGGTGTTCCTGTTGCATATTCAAATCCTCTTGACTTAGCACGACCAATTTGATTAGTTGCTGTTCCTGTTCCATTATTTTCAGTACCTCTTGTTGCCGAAGCTGTATCATATAAATTAAGACCTTTAAATGATTCAGTAGAACCTGATACAAAACCAACATCTGGAGACCCATAAACATTATTTACATAAACAAAGTTACCAACATCAAATTTTGTACTAAAATTATTTTCTGTATCAAAATCTCTCGCTTTGTCTAATTCAACATAAGTTGTTGCAAGAGTTTCAATTTCATAACCTTTAACATATGCTTTACCTGGTGCTAGACCTAATGCAAGTTTAGTTTCTAAACCACCATTAGCTGAAGTGTAAATACCTCTGTTAGTTCCAGATTTTAAATGTTCTCTAATATCTAATTCAAAATCTCTTATTGAATAATCACCTGATTCATCAAATGTTCTTCTTGCTAATGTATCTTCTAATACTGCATATTCTGTTGTTCTAACTTGGTTTTGAATAATACCAGCTTTTAATCTTAACAATTCTACAAAGTTATTATCTTCAGCAGAAGCTAAACTTAATTTTTTAAGTGTTAATTGAATTTTAAATCTGTGAGCACCTGGAGCATTTGTATTAGATACGCCTTGTGCATTATCTGTCAAACTTAAATCTTCATTAGGAGTGACAAATGATTCAGCAACTTGTAAACCAATTCTGTATGATGGTGTGTTAGAATACTTATCTAGTATAATTGTTTGTTCAGTTACCTCTACGTGAAATCCATTAATGTAATATACACCAGCACCCACGTAAGCGGCCGCACCTGTATGACAAGAAGTAGCTACGGCAGAAACCGTGGTAACTTGTCCTTGTAAAGTTGTTGAAACTGAAATAGTTTCTCCAGCAGTAAATGATGTTTCTGTACTGTTTGTTCCTGAATCTATGTATTTAACATATAGTGTATTAGGGTCAGTACCATCTGTTGTTGTTTGATTGATTACTTTCGCAACAACACCTGAAGTTTGTCCTGTTAGTGTCAAACCAACAAAGTCAGCTAGTGTGACACCAACTGCTTGTGAATCTGTAAATGAAGTTAATTTAACTGAATAGTAATTTAGGTCATAACCTATTTCACCAGGAATAACCATTGCACCTTTTTCAAATAGATGGTCAGAAACCCTTTCTATTTGATTTTGCAAAATAGATTGTGATTGTGTTAACTCTCTCGCTTGAACGGCAAATGCTGGTCTAAAAAGTATTCTATGAAACTTTTTATTTTCAGCAAAATCATCATAATAGGGCGAAAGGTTAAAATCAGTTGGACTTGGCATAGTCTTTTATTCCCCTTAAAACTCAATTATCAATTTAATATTTTCTGTCTGGTCGGCAGCTCTTGTTATTGGCGCTCTGTTTTCTACGTACAAGACATCACCACTATCGTGGTCAATTTCTGGTACTGAATATCCACCAGCAATAACAACGTTGTTAACTGTACCACTTGTAGAAACTGGAGTACCTGTCGCACCACTTGTTGCTGTGATTACATTGACACCACTAAATGCTGTTTGATTTCCATTTGCGTCAACGCCTTCATCATTATATTTTGTTTGTACATAGTATAATATAGAGTTAATTGTATCCCATTCTACTACTTTACCAACTGCACCAGTTGAAGCTTGTGAAATTTTTTCATCTACTGCAAAAGTACCTGAAGTACCTGTTAACTGAACAGCTTTAGTTGCTCTTAATGTTGTTTCTGTTGCAGCTGAACCACCTGATTTTGGGTCTCTAATTAAACATACACGTCTAAAGTCATTAGCAACGGTAACATCACCAGTATTTGCTGATTCTGTTCCTTCTAAACTTACGTTTGTCATAACAAAGAAAGCACCTAATTCGTGTACTGCATTAAATCCGTGTCCGCCTTTTGGTGGAATGATTACATCTAATTCTGCACCAACAAGATTAGTTGCACCTGCAGCTATGATTTGTGCATTTGAAATTGTAGCAAAAGTATATCCTGAACCTGCACTTGTCACAGTCACGGCTGTCACAGCACCTGAAGTCACAGTTACCGAAACAACACCACCAGTACCATCGCCTTTGATTGCGATACCTGTATGTGTGCCATCTGCACCACCAGAACCTGGTGTTTTAATTGAAACAATGTCAATTGAACCATCAACAGCATTACCTGATACCGAAGAATTAGTTGAAACTGCCATAAAGTCTGTTGATAAGAAATTTGATTGTTCAGAAGCAGAAAGTGTGTACATATATTTCCATCTGTAACCATCAGCAGTTGATAGAATAATTGATGTATTTGTACCTGTAGGTTCTACTGTTGAAGCTACATTATTATTGTTATCTAAACATTTGTAAACATTTCTTGCCGAGTTTAACACATAAAAGTTTGCGTCATATAAATTGAAAACCCCACTATTAGCTGATTGTTGGTTTGTTGTACCGGTAATTCTATCACCATAGTCGTGTCTGTAAATATCGTAAGTTGTGCCAGTTGTCCAGTTTCTTCTAGGTGCTACGAAAGCAACATCTGTTGAAGTTATTTTTTTAACTGCTAATAAGTCATCATAAGTAAGAGACTCGATATTATTGTTATCAGACGGTGTTAAAGGTATTACGTCTGTACCTTGATTATCTGTTCTACCATCTGCTCTCGTAGCAGTGTTGAATGGTGTTGGTCTACCAATACCTAGATAATACGTATTTCCTGCAGCTTCGGAGAAAGACTCTGAAAACTGTTCGGAGTTGTGAATTCTAAATTTATTTGTTATAATTGCTGGCATTTGTTTCTTCCTTAATCAATATTTATAAGACTTCTCACTATGTTATGTTAATTGTTCCGTTCATACCGCCGTGTGCTGTACATTGGTAATAAAGAGTTGCTGGAGTATCCATAGATACGTGAAATATGATTGCTCCTGAAGCACCTGCATTATTGGTAACTCCTGTATTATAAGCAGTACCACCGGTTCCTGTTGTTGATTGTATTCTGAATGGGTGTGAACCACCAGAGTTATTAATAAAATAGTAAGTTTGACCTTTTTTCAAGTGTAATGCTGGATTGTCACCTGAAGTTGAAGGGAAACCTGCACCTGTAAATAAGTATGCACTTGAACCATTTGCTGTGACTAGTAATTGTGAAACTGGTGTTGTTGCTTGTACCCAATTTGTGCCATTATAAACTAATGACATACCTGCTGTTGGCGAACTATTTACTACATCTGATAAATCGTTTAATGCACCTGCACCACCTGATATAGTAATTGTTTTTGTTGCACCTGTTCCTGAAGCGGTTACACCAGAACCTACGAAATCTAATTTAGTAGCGGCAGTTGATAAATCGCCACCCTCATCTGCAACCGTTAAAGATGAACCGCCACCTGATTCAGCTGATGGTTCAAAACGACCATTTGCTGATACCCATTTTAAAACGTGGCCGTTAGAAATACCTGTAATGGTTACGTCAGCGTGTCTTGATACTGAATCATTCTCTGTTAACATATTAATGTAACCTGATTGAGTAGCAACAAAAGGTTTTAATTGAGTTTCATCTAAAGCAAATAAACCAGAATAGTCTGTTGCTGTAGGGAATGAAGCCTGATTAGAAAAGTTACCTCTAACTTTAGAACCTGAACCAGTTGTATCAACGGTACCTGTTCCCGATAATGAAGATGTACCAGTTAAATTTAAATTTCCTGCTGATGATAATGTTTGACCTAAAGATACTGAACTATTACCAAGTGTTATACTTGAATTTGCTAAATTAGCATTTGAGATACCTGCACTACCTGATAAGTCAGAGTTAGATAAGTTTGATACGTTTAGAGTTACCGTGTTACCTGTAACCGAACTTGATACTGAACCTGTACCTAAAATAGATAAAGTTTCACCGAGTGGTACGAAATCTGTTGTAGATGTATTATCTCTAACTGTAATACCACTATTTGATAAACCAGAATTAGGAATATTTGTAAATGTGTTGTCTGCACCACTCATAGACTTATTAGTTATTGTCTGTACTTGGTCAGTTGAAGCAAAGTCTGTTCCAGACAATGCTGTATTGAATTCTGTGAAATTACCTGTAATAGTATTATTAGTTAATGAAATTGCTTTGTTAGTTAATGTAGCAGAAGCTGTTGCTGTTAATACTGAAGCATTAACTTTAATTTGAAATTTACCACCTGTAATAGTAGTATCAATACCTAAACCACCCTCAATAGTAATAGGGTTACCAATATTCGTTCTCAACGTTGATGACGTATCGTCAGCAAAGTCAATGTATGGGGTTAAAATGGTTCCGTTACCTATTGCACTATATAACTCATTAAAGTTATTGTTTACATAAGTTGCACCGGTACGTAAGTTATCACCTGTACCGTCATTCGGACTTGAACCTGTATTAATTGTAAATTTTGCCATATTAATTCTCTCTACTATTTATAATGATTTTATGGTGTTGTATCATCAAACGTTGCTGTTGTTGAACTGAAATTGGTTACTGTGTTAGAAAAGTCGTTCTTATTAGAAGCAAATTCACTAGGTATGGTAAAATATGTTTTTAAATTTTGACCATCTGGATGTGAAGTTGCAATAAAAGTTGCTGGTTGACCATCTAATCCTGTTCTAGTACCAATAATTTTAATATCATTAAAAGCTTCAACTGTAAATCCAGCACCCTTAAAGACAGTTTGAATGTTTTTATTCAAGAATGAATATCTTGGTCCTGCGTAGGCGTGACCTTGTCTAACGTTATAAGTTTGAGTTGCGTCTGGAATATTTCTTCTAACTCTACTTAAATAATCTAGGTTGGTATCTGACCTTAAAGTCAAGTCTCTAGTATTAGCTGTAAAATGTTCAGTTGTAGTTGTGTCTGAATCAATAGCACCTTTTAATCTTGCATTTGCTCTTAATGTAGTACCATCACTTGTTGTTCCTAATCTTCTACCAAATATACTTGAAAATAAAGTATTAAGAACTTGTAAGAATGGAGTTTCTGCAACACCTGAAACTGGACCAATAACTGGAGTTTTTGTCTTCGCACTCAATCTTGTTTGTATGTTTACTTGACCTGTAAAATAAAAACCTGCTGTGTGCATAGTCTTTTTAAATGAATCTCTCCAAGAGTTAATAGATTGTCCTACTTTAAGAACATAAGAAAAATCTTGATAGTATAAACTATCCTGTACTCTCATTGTACTTTCTGAAACTTTACCATCTTCATTAAGAAATTCACCATCTGTATCAATTATAGGAACCACGTTTACTGTAGCAGACGCTAAATTGATTTTTGATACTTTTGCCGTTCCAGATGTGTTTGATGTTATTGTTTCATTTGTTGTAATAGAACCATTAACATTTTTTAATTTTAAAATATTTCTAGCACTATCTAAATTAACAATTGTTCCTGTTGCACCACCAGAAAAGGTAACTGTGCCACCATCAATAAATGTACCTACAATGTTAATTATCAATACATTATTAAAAAACGATAATGTTGGTGCTGGACTTGTTTCATAACTCTTACCAAACTCTACTGTTCTTAATGCGTTAACTTTTCCTATATCAGTACCAAATGCTCTGATAATAGCACCAGTACCATTTGAAGTTGTAATTGAATTTCCATCTTCATCTAAATAATAAAATGAAAGTTTAGGTGTGTTTTTATAACCATTACCACCATTCGATAAAAATACTTTAGTAATTTCACCTATTGTTGTATCGGCCGAATTTGCAAAACCTGGAACTGCTGGTGAAGTTGTTTGTGTTTCTTGAACTATATCATTCCCTTGATATGAATCGCCAGCACAAGTTTCATCTTCTAAAATTATTCTATCTTCACTACCAGTTGCTGGAGCTTTAGAACCATTTTGGTCAACTAAACTACCATTTACAATACTTACAAAACCTGAAGCATTTGCACCAAAGGTTCCTGTGTTATCAAAACGAATTACATCACCAATAGAATAACCTGAGCCTGGCGTATCAATAATTAATTCATCAACATTACCTGCACCTGTATCTGAAATTTGAAATAATGCACCGGATCCACCACCTGACACACTTACATTATCTGATTCTTTATATAATGAACCTGCATTTGTAATTGTTTTTGTTCCAGGAATACCAGTAATATCTGCCTTAATAAAATAGTCATCTGTTTCAGAAGCAGTACCAGAAACTTCTTCACCTACTTGAAAAGTACCAACAACACTATCTTGGTTTAGAATTAACTCTGTAACCGTTTCATCACCAATTTGAAAACGTGATAAGTTTTCAATAACAGCAGTTGCTCTTGAATCTTTACCTGTAATTGTTCTACTAATTAATCCTTCGGTGTTTCCAACTTTTTCAATAATTCTTAAAATCTTTAAAGAGTCATATTGACCATCTGAAGTTTTTAATAGTTGTTCTCTAGGATAAATTGTTTCTGATTGTTCATTAAATAACAATCTAAAAAATAATTCGTGACCAGCAGCCGTACCTTTAGCACGGTACATATTCTTAACGTTTTTAATTAGATTTCTTTTATCTACTTCATTATCTAATACTTCAGGTAGTGTTGCTAAAAATTCATTTCTAAAATTATTTAAGAATGATTCAATTGCTTTATCGGGGTCTCTAAAATTAACTAGGTCTGAAATGTTATTTACGGGATTAGGTCTGTAACCAGTTATTGTAGCAGAAGCTTTAGAAATTTGTCCTTCAACTATTTCATCTGATTTAAATTTGTCATTTGACGAAATGAAAAGTCTATTACTATTTAAGTCTTCACTTAATACACTTGCCTCTGCACCTGAAGTTAAACCTTTTATAGTTTCACCTACGATAAATTTTCCGTAAGTAGTTTCTTCTAATAGAATTTTATCGCCTTCATCAATGCCTGTTTTAGCACTACCAATTCTAGTAGCATTAAATACGATATTATTTTCTTGACCTGTTTCGGTTTCAATTAAAACACCAACAGTTGTTTGAACATCTTTAACTTGTAATTCGGCAGATTCTAATAATTGATAATAAGATTTTAAAAAATCTGCAAACTTTGGGTGGTCAGCAACTATAAATTCTGGTAGTTGACTGTTAAGTATTGTTGAAATTTTTTCATTAAACTTTGCCATTATTCATTAATAACTTGAGCTGGAAGAATAGCCAACGCCTGCTTCGGCAGAACCACCAACAAAAGTATCCTCTTCTACTGTAATTAAAGAATTTGATACATCAATCTCTACAATTTGGTCTCTTACCGGTATAACATCATTTGAATTTGGTTGAACCGTTATCTCAACTAATGTAGAAGCAGAACCTCTAATGTTCGATATTGAAGCTATGTTTAAAGAGTTAAGTGTGACTTGTCCTGTTGTATAATTAATTGTACCTTGCGTGTTGTTTGCATAAGTTTTAACACCACTTACTAGATAATATCGTCTAACATTACCTAGACCATCTTCATCTAAAAACATTTCAAAATTACTACCTGTTACCTTAAAACCTGTTGAACTTAAAATACCACCGCCTGTTGAGTTGTGACCAGAATGTGGATTGTATAATGAATTTCTAAAGTAAATGTTATACGCAGCTGAACTACCTAAAGTTGGTGTGAAGTTTTTTCTAATTTTAATTGTTGTAATATTTGATAATATACTAGAGTCTGTATTGTCTATTAGACCTGAAAGTTTAGAAAATCTAAAAACACTATCAAACTTTTGAAGTGTAGAAGTGTTGTAGTCTGTAATTGTATTAATTATTTCTGTTTTTAAAGTTGATGATGATTTTGTTGTTGACTTGGCGTCATACTTTACATTTGATGTTATTAAAACCGAAGTTGTTTGTGGGTCAATAATTTCAGGTTTGACTGAAGCAACATTGTATGGTTTTAAACCATTTACAATATCTAATTTTGTTTGGTCAGTTAAAGTAGAACCTGAAGCTGCCTTAATTGCAATTTTCACTATACCATATCTTGGCGTTTCATCATCTTCACCACCCCAAGAACTAACTGATAATGCATTTGGATAAATTTGTTTTACAAGTGTTTCATAGTCTGTTGTAGTTACCGCTCTGTCTTGAGCCGCAAAGTTTAAAGGCGCATTAAATTTAATTGAATCATTCGCTTCTGATTCAGAACCACCTTGTGAACTTGAATTGGTTGTAATAGAAACATCTGTAAATCCACCAATAGAACCTTCTAAAGTAAATTTGTTTGCACCGTTTGAATTTGTTTTATTGGTAACAATGTATTCTAAAACAATTACATTACCATCTTGAAGTTTAAAACCGGTAACACCATCACCAAAATAAATTTCATATTTGCCGTCTCTACCTTCTTGTATAAAGAAAACTTTTGAAGTTGATGATACACCTGTGTAACCACCGGCTAATGTAAAGTTTGTTAATGTTGAATCATTAGATGAATTTTGCACCGATACTTTTAAAGTTGATGTATCTGCGTTTTCTGTTGGAATAATAAATTTTTGGTCAACGTCTGTACTATCAACTGTATATTTAAATCTTACTAAAGTACCCTCATATAAATTTACATTTGAAAAAGTATAAACACCGTTAGCAGGTGTAATTGTTATATCTTCGTTGTTAATATATTGATATGATGTTCCGTCAACGTTTGTTGTAAAGTTTGTACCTTTTGACATTGTGACAGACGTACCTGTTCCATTATTTAAAACAACATCTACTGAAGCTCTTGGTGCTCTTGGAGAATTAGGAGTATAACCTAACATCTTTGCTAATGATACAATATTATTTCTTATGTCTGCACTATCAAGATATAATTCGTTAGTTGCCATATTGGCAAGGTAACTCATATAGTGTGTATTGTAAGATAAGACATCTATTAAAACAGATAAACCAGAACCTTCAAAATCATAGTCCTGAAATGCGGTTTGACTTTGTAAAAATGTTTTTAAATTAACTTTAATATTATCAAAATCTAATTCTGATACTGATAGTTTACTTGTCGCCATTTTATCTTAACCTTTGTAAGAATGTTGATACTGATTGTGGACCTGGTGTTCCAATTACATAAAAGTAAATATCCACTACCAATCTATTACCATCTTGGTCGTCATCTACCTGAACACTAGTTAATTCTATTCTAGGTTCAAAATTTTTTAATACTTCTTCAATTTTCTTTTGCAAGAAAACTTTAGTCATAGGTGTAAAGTTTTCAAATAACAATTCTCTAATACCACAACCTAATTCAGGATTAAATGGTCGTTCATAATAACCTGTTTGAACTAAATTCTTTACCGCCCTTTTTACAGCTACAACATCTTCTACAACAACCACATCACTTGTAACCGTATTTCTTGTAAAGTTTAGGTCAATATCACTAAACTTTCTTGAATTACGCTTTGAGTTGCTAACTATTGCTGAATCATATCTTGCCATAACGGTAATATTTATAACCTTTTTTTAACCGTTTGCAAAAACATTACCAGAACCACTAGTCATAGCACCAGCGTCTGCACTATCACCAATTCTAGCAGACTTTATACCAACCACATACACGTTTGGCGAACCAGCATTAACATTTGCTACGTGATTAGGACAAGGTGGTAAGGGTGGGTTAGGATGTGATACCGTTGGGTCACCAATTCTCGCAATCAATATGCCGTTTGCAAATACAGTACCTTGTCCAGGTGTATCCAATGTTGTTGTTCCTACACAAGCGTGTCCTGTTGACAAACTATCACCTTTTCTACTGATTGCTGGCATAACTATTTTCCTTGTGAGTTGTAATATTTTAAACTTCGTTTTCTTGATTTATTCATTGAACTTAATTTAACACCTTTTCTTTTTCCTTGTGATGTCTTTTTTGGCATTCTTTCGTGTGGTACAAAAGACTTACTCAATTTGGCCATAAATTACCTTTGTTGTTTAGCCTTTAATGCGGCTCTCTTCTTTTCTATTGCTATTGCTTGTCTCACTTTTCTACCCCAAGGTAATTTTATCGTTGATGACACTTCTTTACCTTTTTTTGACGTATATTCTACGCCGATAAATTGGTCTTTGAAATCTCCTTGTACAGATTTAACTGCTTTTGTTAAAGACATTTGTTCCGTCTCTTTTTCTTGGCCTTTTTCGTTCCAAAAAAAGAATTTTCTCATTTTTTTCATAATTTTTTAGCTTTTTGTTAGTTTTTAATTTCAATTATATTTATATTAGAATTTACAGCGTGATTTTAATTGCATTTTTTCAATTTGAACAATTCCGTCAAGTGATTCGCTAAGTGATTCGCTCTTAAAGTCAAAATCCGGCGAATATTTGCATTTTTCAACGCTTTTTGAGCATCCGGACACTAAAAAGAACAAAGCAAGAACAAAAAAAATAATAAAGTGTTGATTTATAAGGGTTTTTTTATGCATTTTTTTGAAAAAAAGTGAAATTAGTGCTTGCTTTCTATATTTAGATGTGGTATACTATCCATATAATAAAGAAAGGACATATATTATGAAAAAAATTAAATCAAACAAAATCTCTGAAGCCTGTGGTTGGGTAGGTATGATACTTATTCACGGTGCAACTGCTCCGACTTCTTTATCTGTATTAATGGGTTGGTCAACAAACTTACCACCATTAAACTTCATACTACTAGTATGGTTAGGATTGTTTCTATTTCTAGTAAGAGCTATATTCGCTAAAGATATATTATATATCGTATCTAACGCAATTGGATTTTCTTTGAATAGTCTATTGTTAATGCTAATTGCTTTAAATTAATATGAAAAAACCGCTTGCCATTTGCGAATCAATCTGTTATAATGGACACATAAAATAAGAAAGGACACAACACTATGAAAACACTAATGACAATAACCTCTGCAACTCTGATATTTTTAGGTATCGCAATGATGGCCGGCTCTGGCGGCGATTGTGATGGTAAATGTATGGAACAAGCAAACACTTTTTTAGAGACACTTATGTATGCCGTGACAGGTCTTATACTATTTGTTTCTGGTGGACTAATCGCAATTAATAACCAACAATAAGGATTACACTATGACAATGGTTCAAAAAACTGCCGAGACACTACAAGACGGCATTACTAATATGATGAATGGTGCTTTAGCTGACTATCAACAATGGTCATCAAAAGGTATGATTAACGAAACTACTAACGATTTATCTGAATATGCAAAAGAGCAAATTTCAAAATGGAATGATTCAGTTAAAGTTAAAGAAGGAAAGAAGTATATAAAAGTTGTACGTGAAAACGGTGTATTCTGTTTCATCTGTAAAACTGACTTCAAACATTTTAAAAAAGGTGATATATTGAAACCTGCTGGTTACAATGCACCTGCTTTAAATCAACCAAGAGGAAATGTCCTAGAGGGTAATTACCCAATTCGTTGGACTGGACCTCTTTACTTAAAATAGAAAAGGACTATATTATGACTACATTGAAATTTAATGACTTGAATAAGGTACTTGATTGGATTAGAGAGCCTTCTCATAAAGAACATCTTTATATTTTAGAGGCTGCGATTGCAAAAGCAAATCAAGTTTCTTTAGACCAATTTAGTGTTGGTGCTAAAGTTGTGTTTGGTAGACCTAACGGTGCTAAACATCAAGGCGTAATTGTGAAATGCAATCCTAAAAAGGCAGTTGTTATGGAAGAAGGCCGTGGCAAATGGACTGTTCCATATTCTTTAATGAAGTTGGAGGCTGCCTAATGAATAGACGTAAAAAGATTTTTGAGAGGGTTGTTAATCCTCTCATAATTAAATACTTGACGGATCCTTTTAGTAAAGAAATTTCTATTGCAAAAGGTATTCCAATTAAGTATTTAAAATATTTTAAAGAAGTGTCTTCTACTGGTACAGGTAAAAAAATAAGATACAGATTTAGAGGTGAATCAATGGATGGAATTTATGATAGACCTCAATCTTTTTGCCATAAACTAATGGCACAAACATTTGCCATTTATCACAGATAAGGCTTGACAATCTTGTAAAAGTCCTGCATAATACAAGCATAGTTGAAGAGGAGTGATTCGCTATGAAAATCAAAGGTGCTACTACCGTCTTAAACAAAGAGTGTACATTTTTAGGTATGACTCTATCAGAATTATTAATTTTTATTGAGCGTAATCCTTACGCCTTTTCCTATAAAACAATTGAAGCGTTAAACGTTTACAAACAGAATCTACTCGTAGCTCAGCTGGATTAGAGCAACAGCCTTCTAAGCTGTGGGTCGTAGGTTCGAGTCCTACCGAGTAGGCCAATTTGGCCGGTGTGATGAAAATGGTAAACATAACGGACTTAAAATCCGTCGGCATTAATGCCTTGCTGGTTCAAGTCCAGTCGCCGGCACCAAATTACTCCTCTAGCTCAATTGGTTAGAGCTGTCCGCTCATAACGGTCAGGTTGTCGGTTCGAGTCCGGCGGGGAGTACCAAGTTTTCGTAATGTAATATGGGAGGTTAAAATGACCTAGTGATTAAACATCACAATAAACAACGTAAAGGAGATTCAAAGCAGTAGTGTGTAAGTCTTATTTTTATAAGTGACCTGTAAGTCTTTGAAAGGGAGAGGCCAGAACCTCTCCCTTTTTTTATCTATATGCTCTGCATACGTGGGTCGTTAGAAAAAAGATTTTTCTTTGCTTTTGGTCTAGCAATACTATCTTTACTTCTTTTTCTTAATTGAGCTTTAGCAGAGTCTAATTTACTTTTCTCTTTTCTTAAAGCTCGTAGGTCTTTTATTAAGTCCATACTATCTCCTTTAATAAAGAGCGTTTCTTCAACCTTTGTGGTTTACTTCCGTCCGTTTCAGGATAAACGATATAACTATTTAGTTTTAATTAGTCACACATTTTACAACAATCATCACCATTACAATTATGCTCCAACACCGTAGAAACTAAATGTACTCTGTCTATTTCACTACCATTAAATGCATTATGATATTTTGTATTGTCGGTAATATAGCCATTACCATCTGCCGGCAAATGAAACGATTCATCTTCAATCACCATTTGACAACCAAGACCTGTAATAATAGGAATATGTAATCTCATTTCGGGGTCACGGTGCCACGATAAACAAGACCTTGGTGGTTTCATAAGAAACCTTACTCTACCTAATTTAAATTTTGATGTGATTTGATTATAGACTTCTTCAATATATGTACCTTTAAATTCAGGACATAATTCAGTATAAAGATGTTCTTGTACTGGCTCTAATCTTTGTTCTTCTACATTTGTACTATCTGGATATGTCCAATATAGTCCACGAATATTACCGCCTGTAATTGAGTTTTCGTCTCCAGGAATTCGGTTTACGCATATAGCATTAAAGTCACGTAGCGTTTTATCGTCTTTACGGAACCCTAACTTGCTCTTAAAGTCAAAGTAAGCTTTGCCTAGTTTGTCAATATCTATATCGAGCTTGTGTGTTGAATAATGTTTCATACACTTATTTAGGACTTGCCAAATGGTCTAAATATTGATAGTATAGACAAATGGAAAATTTTATAAAAGTATATGATGACGTATTGGCGCCAGACATCTGTAAACAGATAATTGAAAAGTTTGAAATCAATAAAGACCAACAAGAAGAAACAATCTTAAAAGGTCACCGTTCATTTAAAGAAATACAACTCAATAAATT